GAACGCCAAATGACCGCATTGGGCGCAAAATTGGTTGAACAAAAGTCGGTTCAACGTACGGCGTTTGAATCCAAGGTGGACGCGGCCCGCGAAGGCTCTGTACTATCGACCGTGGCTATGAACGTTTCGCAGGTTTGCGAATGGGCGTTGAAGTTCTGCGCAATGCTGATGAACAAACCAACCAACGACATTACGTACCAGTTGAACACCGATTTCGACCTGTCGAAAATGACGCCAGAAGACCGCAAACAAACCATTGCAGAATGGAAAGACGGCTCTATTACCTGGAACGAAATGCGCGCTCGTATGCGTTCGGCTGGTGTAGCAACCGAAGACGACGCGAAAGCGAAAGTCAGTATCGAAAAAGATCAAGTAATGCAAATGGCCCTTGAAGCCCCCTTAAACCAACCCGGCGCTAGCGCCTTTGGAAACCGTGAATGACAGTAATGGATAACATGCGGCTATGGGATATGGCCGCACGTAACCAACTGTTAGTAGAAAGCGTAAAAGCCGGTATGAACAACCGGCTTTTTGCTGTGCTAACACAGTTACGTAAGGAAATGACACAGTTATTAAACGCAACGCCGTATCAAACCCTTGACGGTTTGACCAAGGCAAAGATTACCGTTTTACGCCAAGCATTGCGCGACCTGCAAAAGCGCGCATTCTCGCATTACACTTCCGAAGCTATGGAAATGCTACGCGACTTTAGCGACGCGTCTTTGACGGTCAACCGCAGAGTGTGGGCATATGCAAAGCTTCACCTTGAAGCCGACGAAGCCGACCAGCCGCCGCCAGAAGAACCGCCAAGCGACAAGACGGCCTTAGCTATCCTGTTGGGCCTGGGGGCTGCCAAAGTCGCCACGGACGGCGCCAGGGCCTGGGCTATGGTCAACAACTCCGTCATTCCTGCCTTCGGCCTGTACATCCTGCCGCTGATTGAAGGCGTCGGCGTGTCGGCGATGGCAAAGACTGACGCAGCCGTCCAAAAGGCCTGGTCGAATAAACAAACCGTTAGCGAACTGATTCAAGAATTGACCGCGAATACGCCACAGGGTCAATCAAGCGTTTGGAAAAACGCAGCAACCGCAAGCAAAACCGTTATCAACACAGCGGTTCAACACGTAGCAACCAACATAATGCAAGCGGTCGTTTCCCAATTCTTTGGGCGTTACCGCTGGGATTCGGTTATAGACAGTCGCACGTCGGACATATGCCGTTCCCGAAACCAAACGACGTACGTATTCGGCGCAGGCCCGTTACCGCCAGCGCATCCTAACTGCCGTTCGCATATTTTCCCGTTGATTAGCGAAAACGGTTTTCATCGTCCGCAGTTGCTCGACTGGTTGCGTTCGCTACCGGAAGACCTTCGTTTGGCTGTGCTTGGCAAAGACGGAAACGCAGACCTTGCCAACGACACGTTAAACGCTGATAATCTCCCCCCGTTGGCGTTTGCGCCAATGTCTTTCGACGAATACAAACAGAAAGTCGTCCAACTAATTCGCTAAACAGAGGGTTCACAAATGGCACTTGCCCGCAAACTGACGAAAGAACAATACGACGCATTGCCGGACGTATTGAAAGCCGAATACGTCGCGAAAGGCTCCGAATACGTTATCGACCTGTCAGGCGAAGACGACGGCGTAACCGCAATGAAAACCGCACGCGACCATGAAAAAGCCGCACGCAAAGAAGCCGAACAAAAGCTTCGCGACATTGAAGCCGCGAAGATTACCGCAGAAGAAGAATTGGCCCGCAAAAACAAAGACGTTGAAGGCATCGACGCCGCCTGGCAACGCAAGCTTGACGAAGCAACAGGCACAAGCACCGCAAAACTCGAAAAGTTGCAGGGCCACATCAAGAAAAGTTTAGTTGACAACGAAGCGTTAAAACTGGCGACTAGCCTTTCTTCGAAGGCTTCCAAACTGTTGCTTCCCCACATTCAAGCCCGTGTCGTTGCCGATTTTGAGGGCGACGAACCCGTTGCGCGCATCCTTGGAGCCGATGGGAAGCCGTCAACTATGACTTTCGAACAGTTGCGCGAAGAATTCTATTCAAACGCCGACTACGCTGCTATCATCGACGGCAGCAAGGCTAGCGGCGGTGCCACTGGCAAGCCTGACGGGAACCGTGTTCCACCTCAGACCTTTGGCAACAAAACAGATAACGACTTGGCGGCGGCGTCTGCAACCGACTTGGTTGCGTTTCTCGACGGCAAGTAACAAACGAAATTCAGCACAAAAGGTAGCTTATGGCACTTTCTGATTTGGCCGTATTCAGCGAATACGCTTACAAAGCGAAGACCGAAGTTCTTCGCCAAAAAATCGACCTGTTCAACGCCGCAACCGCTGGCGCACTGGTTCTGAAACCCGCTGCGCATCAAGGCGATTTCAGCGACACCGCATTTTGGGCCAAGATCAACGGCGGCACTACCCGCCGTCGTAACGTTTACGGTTCCGGCACCATCGCGCAGAAAACCCTGAAACACTTGGTCGATACTTCGGTCAAGGTTGCAGCGGGCACCTTCGAATTCGTGTTCGACGAAGCTTGGCTGACCTGGATTCAGCGCAGCCCGAAAGAAGCGGGCGCAACCTTCGGCCAGCAAATGGCCGTTGACAGCATGGCCGACATGCTGAACACCGGCATTGGGCTCACTGTTGCCGCAATGGCGCAGACCACCGAAATCGTAACCGACGTTACCGGCGAAACCGGCGACGCAGCACGCTACAGTTTCCGTAACCAGAACAAGGCCGTTTCGAAGTTCGGCGACGCCGGTTCGCAAGTTGGCGTTTGGCTGTCGCACTCGACGCCGATGTACGACCTGTTCGACCAGAACTTGACCAACGCCGAGCGCCTGTTCACCTTCGGCAACCTGAACGTCATTCGCGACCCGTTCGGTCGTCTGATGGTCATGACCGACAGCCCGCACCTGTACAACAGCGGCACCGCCGTTGCCACTAGCCTGGGCCTGACGCAAGGCGCGCTGTATGTGGGCGAAAACAACGACTTCAACGCCAACGAAGAAACCCGCAACGGCAACGAAAACATCCAAACTAGCTACCAAGCTGAATGGACGTACAACGTCGGCGTCAAGGGTTACGCATGGGACAAAGCGAACGGCGGCAAATCGCCGACCGACGCAGCCCTGTTCACTTCGACCAACTGGGATCGTTACGCCACCAGTCAAAAAGACTTGGCAGGCGTGATTCTCAAAACCAAGTAAGCGAAGCGGGGGTTTCGGCCCCCGTTTCCCTAACGAATAGTTAAGGGTGTTGCCTTGAAATCACCAAAGATTCTTTATTTCACCGAAAGTTACAGCCCTACGGTTGCCGATCAACTGGCAGTTGTTGACCTGGGAATTAGCGTCAGCTTTCGCAACGCAACCTTCGCGGGCGGTGACGCTGGCGTTGAACCGTGCGACGGCGTAATGGGCGCAGTTCCATCGAACTACGAACATTTGCCAAGCGGCGAAGACGCTTTGAAAGCGTACAAAACCGCACTGAAAAAGCTTCACAGCGGTTTGGGTGAATCCCTGGCGCCAAACAAGGCTCCAAAGGCCGAAGCCGAAGCTAAAGCGCCTGTTGACGGCGCAGACGCCCCGGCCTGGAACGCTGGCAAGAAGTAAACGCCGCGTGTTAGTCTGGAAGCCCACAATATTGTGGGCTTTTTAATGTCCGGGGATTTTATGTCAAAGATTATGTTTTTCACCGCAGGAACCGTCGCAACCGAACCAGAAAAGACCGCAATTGCGGCTTTGAACGGCGCGAAGAACGAAGTTGTCGTTCGTAACAAAACCGCAGACCCGAAGTATGCAGCCACACGCGAAACGACCGACTTTGTTGCGGGTGACGTTCCTGCCGTATACAACGACGTTGCTGTATGGGCGTCGCAAGGCATCGTTTCGAACGGCGTAGATATTACGCCGTTGCCTGTAAAGATTGGTGCCGCTGCTGACGCGAACTATACCGTAACGCCAACTGTTGTTAACGGCGTTATCACCAAACTAACGTTGGTCGCCCTGTAAGGACTGTTAACCATGCCCATCGTTGTTATTGTTGAAGATGGGTCTAACGTGCCGGACGCTAACGCTTTTGTTAGCGTTTCGGATGTTAAGACCTATGCCGAACACCGCGGCTTAACGTTGCCCACAACTGACGACGGCGTTGCATCGCTTATCATTCGTTCGACTGACTATATCAATTCGAAAGAGTGCGAGTTTCAAGGCGTGCGAACCTACGTTGACCAAGAATTGTCTTGGCCCCGTACCGGCGTGTTCATCAACTGCCAGGAATGGCCCGCCGACGCTATCCCGAAGGCGTTGACAGCGGCAACCGTAATGATGTGCGTAGCGTTGAACGAAGGCTTTGACCCTTGGGCGAACGTCAATGCCGCCGAAAACGTTATCGAAGACACCGTTGGCCCAATCACAACCCGTTACAGCGACGCAATCGCAGAGCTAGGCGGCGTTCCGTCCGTCAGCGTCCCGGCCTTTGACGCGCTTCTAGCACCGCTTACTAAAGACGGTTGTTATAGCGGCGGTCTGCGTACGGTGCGCGTGTAATGGCCCGCTTTGACCTTTCAATTCAAACCGCAATCCGATTGATTGCGAAAAACGGCGGGGCTGCGAAATATAAACAGCCCGTCAAAGTTACGAACCCTGCTAAGCCTTGGGAACAAACGACAACCATAGTTGAACACGACGTAACCGTTTGTGTTCTACCGATGGACGGCGGTTCGGCAAAGTCAATCGGTTATATGAAAGATAGCGAAGTGCCCGCAGGCGCTGCGCTTTGCCTAATGGGAACCGTTGACTTCGACGTTGATCTAACCGGCGCTGTCGTCGCATTCGGAAAGACGTACGCAATCGACAAGTTCACGCTACTAGCCCCGAACGGTCAAAAGGTTCTTTATATGATGGCGCTCAAACAATGATTGGTCATACGGACGGAATCGACGAAATTCGGGAATTGGTTTACAACGCCTGGGCCGCTGGTGCGGCTAGTATTGTGGGCTACCTTCCCGAAATGCGTTTTCATGGTGTAGAATCGCCGGAATTGCCAGATAAAACGCTTTATTGGGCAAGGCTGTCAACAACGACACTTGACGACAGACAAGCGACACTTTCAACGTGCATTGGGGCACCTAACCAACGCAAATACGAAGAAAAGGGTTTGGTTTACGTTCAAGTGTTTGCACCAAAGAACGGTGACAACTCTGACCGTAACTTAGGTTTGTTGTCAGAACTGGTACAAGCTTCGTTGCGCGGTAAGAAGACAAGCGGCGGCATTTGGTTTACCGGCGTTCGAATCATACCATTGTCAGCCGAAGAATCGTTTTCCCGTCGTAATGTGGTTGCCGAATACACACGCGACCAAGTTCAATAAGTGAGGTTACAACATGGCAGTAGACGCAAACGGCTGTGAAATCGTAAAGATTGACAGCAACGTAACAGGGTTGGCTATTGCCGAAGAACTCTGTTTGAAACAACTTCCGGTCACGCCGGTTTGGTTCGCACAGAGTCCAAACTCGTATTCCGACTTTGGTAGCGATACCACCAAAGTTGCACGTTCCCCTATCAGCCAAAGCCGTCAGAACCTGAAAGGCGTAACGGCTGATATCGACGCGACTGGCGGCTATAACGCCGACTTTACCAAAACGTCGTTGAATCGCATGATTCAAGGTTTCATGTGTTCCGACGCTCGCGAACGCTACACGACCCAACCAATGAACGCCGCCGCTGTTGCTGTTGGCGAAGTTGTAGGTTCGACCAAAACCGTATCGGTTGTCGGCGCATCGGCAGTGCCTGCGGGTTCCCTGGTGAAGAACAGCGGCTTCGGTGTTGCCGGTAACAACGGCGTCAAAAAGACCGCATCGGCGACCGTATCGACGCTGGTATTCGTTGACACTATGGTTGACGAAGCGGCCCCACCAGCAACCGCGAAAATGGAAGTTGTCGGTTTCGGCTTCGCTGCGGCTGACGCTTCCATTTCGGTGACTGGCGGCGTAACCAGCCTGAAATGTACCGCCGCGTCGATGACTTCGATTACGGGGCTGATTCCGGGTATGTGGGTATACGTTGACGGTTTCGTTAACAACAAAGGTTTCGCCCGCATCGGTCAAGTTCTCGCAAAAGAACTGATCTTTGATGAAACCACTTGGGCGGGCGTCAACGAAGCCGCAGCCGGTTTGACTATCGGTATTTACTTCGGGACTGTGTTCAAAAACGAAGCAACTTCCGACCTTATCAAAATGCGTTCGTATCAGTTGGAACGCCAATTGGGTCAGGGTATCACCGGCACGCAAGCCGAATACTTGGAAGGTGCGTTTGCTAACGAACTGACCTTGAACATTCCGCTTTCCGAAAAGCTTAACGTTGACCTGGGCTTTATCGCCTGTGACCACACGTTCAAGACCGGCGAAGTCGGCGACGAAATCAAGGCTGGTACGCGGGTAGCGTTCCCGTCCGACGAAGACGCGTTTAACAGTTCGTCTGACGTATACCGTCAGAAAATGTCGGTTGCTGGTCAAGCTTCGAACCGTACCCCGTTATTCGGTTACGTTACCGAGGCTGATATCAGCATTACGAACAACGTAAGCCCGATTAAAGTTATCGGTAATATGGGCGCTGTTTCCGCGTCGTTCGGCAACTTCGAAGTTACCGGCAACGTAACCGCACTGTTTACCGAAGTTGCGGCGGTTCAAGCCGTTCGCA